GGCGGAACCCTTGCATCTGGCGGGGCGTCCAGCCACGCCGAAGCGATGGTAGTGCAGACCGCGATCACGGGCGCGACAGGCGATACTGGGTGGCTGGCTGGGATGAAGATTGGGCCTTCTATTACAACACAAGCCTCAGAGACGATAGTCCATGCGACGGCGCTAATTGTCAACGAACCGGAGATCACCGTTGGCAGTGGCGCGACGGTGACGACGGCGAGCACGTTGTGGATTCCAAATGTCCCCACTGAGGGGACGAACAATTACGCCTTGTTCGTAGATGACGGTGTGTCTCGATTCGACGGCAATGTGGGCATTGGTGGGGTGACGGTTCCTGGCGCACGGTTGGAAATAGAGGACGGCGGCATCTCACACCCTGGTCCGTTGTTTATAAGTCGGCAGGATGACGACGATGTGTGGAACATGATGTTGGTCAATGACTCCTACAGCACGACGGCAGTATATGGTGTGCGGATGACCGTTGCGACAGATGGCGATTTCAATATTTATGGATCGGACAAGACGAGCAGCCCCGGCCACATCTCTTTCTTTACAGACGAAGCACGGCGAATGCAGATCGGCAGTAATGGACGGCTGGCGTACAATCTCGCCGATTTCAACAATGTGTACGGCAATCTGGAAATCGAGGGGATCGGAGACGACATCGGGGTCAATATGTATCCCGACGACGCTGACGCGCACCAGCTGGTGTCGATGGGTGCTGGTGGCGACGGAGATGCTGCCAGACGGGGCGTGTTGAAGATCCTCGCCACCGATGACGGAACAAACAATTCGATTGCGATGGGATCTGTCGGTGGCTTAAGTTCCGATTTCAACATTTTTACGCGCCATCCCACCACTGGTCTTGGTAGGGTCATTCTGCGTATAAAGGGCGACGGATCGACTGAAGCAACTGGGGCATTTTCAAAAGCGAGTGGGAGCTTTAGAATCCCTCACCCGATCTGGCCTGCGACTCACGACCTAGTGCATAGTTTCGTGGAATCGACAGACACGTTGCTCCTGTATCGGGGTGTCGCAACGGTGGATGGTACAGAGACAATCGATCTCGATGCCTATCTTGATTTGGTTGATGATACGTGGGATGCCCTAACGCGAGACCCACAGGTATGGGTGAGTAATGCCTCTGGGTGGGAACAGGTGCGTGGCACCGTGACTGATGGCATCTTGACGCTCGAAACCCAAGACCCGACTGCGACTGGGGTTGAGGTAAATTGGCTTATTGCGGCTGAACGGCAGGACGATCATATTAAGGAAACAAACTGGACGGACGATGATGGGAACCCCATTCTTGAACCACTGAAGCCCCTGTTTAGTACCGTTGCACCTCCGACATTTGAGGAGAGCGTTGGTGACATCTATCCAGACATCGAAGTTGAGGACACAACGCCAGTGGCACCAGAACGATATCCGGCATTCCGCTTCACGGACGAGAACGGGAACACAATTACGGAAGACGAAACCGATGAAGATATCATTTGATTACAAAGTGGCGTTCTTTGGATTACTTACTGTGCTTGCACTTGCATGGGCAGGGTATGCGGAATACCGTATCCAGACATTCCAAACAACACCTGCCATGGAATGGTTGTTCGCAGAGACAAACATTCGGAATACAGAAGGCCAAGCCCTCACTCGGGCGCAGATGCTTGATCAGGTAATGCAATCGGCGTTGGAAAATACGGCTGCTCAACAGCAGCCTCTTCCAAATGAAGAAGAGTAATGCTGACCTTTAAGGATATTCAAGATCAGGTCCTGCTCCTCTGGGATTCTCCGGGGGAGACAGGAAACTTTCTGACCATCGTGAAGAATGCAATCAACGACTCTCATGCAGAGCGGTGTAATGCACAACGGTGGAGCTTCATGCTGTGGGAGGATGTCCTCACCTTTACTACTGTAAGTGGCACCTTGAACTATCGTCTTCATCCACTCTTCCACAGGTTCCACCGTGTTTACAATACGACTGATACGCACAAGATGGTAGAAGTACCACCTCGTGAATATTATGAAGCTCCCGAGACCAAGTTCCATTTCCACATGGTGGAACCCTCCCCGGTGGCGGCAGATTTGGCATCGGCGGGGACGCTCTCCATGGTGAGCAACTCAGCGTCAGACACGACACCAACGCTCATATTGCGGCTTATTGATAATGATACTGCTTCAGGTTTGGTCGGCACGGGTGAGATATCGGAAACGCTCACCGCCAACGGTACGTCTACCGTGACGACAGCAGCGAGCACCAGTAAGATACTGTCAGTGACCAAAGGGGGAACATGGGTAGGGACGATGACGCTCCGGGATGCAGACGGCAACATCTTACTCACCCTGTCACCGACAGAGTATGGAAAGGTCTACCCCCAGATTCGCCTCCTCAAAGACCCAGAGCAAGCCGATACTATTGAGTATCGCTTTTACCGTCGCCCGAGGATTCTGTCAGCGGATTACGACATTCCAGATATTCCATATCCCTTCAGTCGGATTCTCATCTGGGACACCCTGCTCCTGCTTGCGTCTTATGACGAAGCGAAAGAACCGGGGATGTGGGTGGAGCAACGTCGGCAGTGGGACAAGAAGCTCGCGGATAACTATCTCGAAGGCCAAGCCCTTGGTGGGCGTGTGCGGCAAGTGCGTGATGTCACGATGAGATAACGATGCAATTCCGAGAGACCTTCAAGAGTTGGCCGCGAGGCGTGGTGAGTGCTGGTCGCCCAGACCGGATTCATGCGGAGTCTGCGACGGATGCGACCAATGCCGCATTGGTGCATATCACCGGCTCACCGGTCACTGCCGTGCCACAGAAGCGGTTGGGATGCAGTATCCAAACTGCTGCGGGAGTTACCGGGAATGCGTCGATTCTTGGGTTGGATTGGTTTCGACGACGGAGTGGCGCGACATATACCGATTACTCACTTGCGGCGAGTAGTGGTGGGCGTTTGGATAAGTTGGCAGGGAGTGCCTGGGCACAAGCCGATTCAGGCACAGCAGCGTGGGCCACGAATGATGCCGATGGTATTCCGTCGATGGAGACCATGAACAACTTGTGGTTCATTGTCAACGGGGCAGACCAGAAGAAGTTCGATGGCACGAACATTACAAATTTTGGAATCGCCGCACCCGCCGCACCAACCGAAGCGGTGCTCGGAGATTCAGGGAATCTGAATGGCACCTATCAATTTAAACTTACCTATTACAACAGCAACACTGGACACGAGAGTTCCGCGAGTCTAGTCAGCGATGACTGTGTAGCAAGTAGTAAAAAGGTGACGGTGAGTTGGGTTGCTCCCGCAGGGGTTGATGAACAGGTTACGCATGTGCGCGTGTTCGTGCGCGAGACCAGCACCCAGTCAACGTGGTTCCGGTTAAACGCCGAAGCCGATGCGGTGTTGGATGGAGGAGCCTACGCAGCAGCGCATGGTGGGTGGGCTGTTATAGATGATGGAGCAGGGAGCATCCGTCTCGATATCACCACAGCGTCGATCAATGACCTGATTATCCAAGTGCCCGGTGAATCAGAGAATAACCCACCCTCAAGCAGTGCATCATCGATTACCAAGTATGCCTCTCGGATGTTCTATACCGATGGGGTGGATCTCTTCTACAGTAAGATTGGCTTCCCCGAAGCCTTTGATACGAGTGATTATGAACGGGTCAATCCTGATGATGGGCAGCGCATTATTGGCCTCCTCGCAGTGACAGAAGGCATGCTCTTTATTTTCAAAGAGCACTCGCTCTATGCCTTGCGAGGACTGGACCCGAACAGTTGGGAAATCAGACTCGTCAGTGAATCGATTGGCTTATCGGGTGTGCGGTCGTTTACAACACTCGATGGCATTGCCTACTGGTGGAGTCAGTCGGGACCCTATCAGTGGTCATCAGGAAAAGGTGTGCAACCGATTGGCTTCCCTGATGTGTCGGATAAGTTTGATGAGAGTAATGTAAGAGCAAACCTCTTGCACACTACTATCGTAAATAAGGATGTCGAGCGGCAGCGTATCTTCTTTGCCTATCCCCACGATACCGCGTCAGCACGGAACACGAAGCTCCTGGTGTATAACCATCGGCTTCAGGTGTGGGAAGGAACGTGGGACCCGATGGATATCAGTGCGTTAGGGAATCTTCCCGGCACCAACAACGCGCCGTTTTTACATATCGGGAATTACTCAGGTCGTTTGTTTCGGATGTGGGATGGAGCCGTCGATGGGGTGCGGTTGAGTAGCGGAGGCACGTTCTATACCCTTAGCGGGTCTCCATCTGAGACTTCGGGAGCAGCAACGCTGACCGATAGCACCGCGACCTTTGATACCGCGAACGATGGCTTAGACCAGTTGGTGGTAATTGCGATTGCCCCGGATGGCACCACCCAACGTCGGATTATCAGTTCAAGCACGGGCACCGTTTTGACGGTGACCGCGAATTGGTCACAGAAGCCTACGAGTAACTATACGTATGTGATTGCGGCCCCAGACTTTTCATGGTCGACCATCCACAGTGACCGGGTGCAGGGGCGGGATGGCTTGATGTTCTCATCCCCCTTTCGTCGGAAGCGCTACAAACAACTGTTGGTCTCAGCGCTGAGTGCAACGGGAAATGCCAATGTCGATGTGGATGTGCATTTGGATACAAGTGACACACGCGCTCTGTCAGTTACCGCATCGGCATCGGAGGTTTCTGGTGCGATCTTCGGCACAGCGATCTTTGACACGAGTGTCTTTGGTGAAGCGGGGGTTGCGACGATTAAGAAGCGAATTGGGCGTTCAGGACGAGCGATTGGGTTCGTCGTGCGAAATCGGGAACCGAACACACATATCTTGTTACTGGCCTTGTCCTATATGGGGACCTTGGTCTCGGAGAAATCATAATGAGTCAATTTCCAATTGGTGGTCCGTGGCACCAGCGTCCTCCATTTCCTCCACGGTGGCCTGTACCTGGACGTGAGGGACCGATTTTCGATGGACCTCCGCTCAATGACGATGGCACGAGGCCGATACCAAGAAGACCAGGTGGTCCTATGCAGCGCACGGGTCCCTATGTACCCCCACCGGGTATGCCGATTCCAGGGGGTCCGGGCGATCCAAGGACCAACCCACGAGCGGGTGGGATACCTGAGCCAATGGGAGAGCGGATGCTAGCCCCTGTTGAGGGACCGCCGTTGGTTGCCAACACACCACTGGCTAGACGCCCGATGTGGACACCTCCACCGTTACCACCAACACCATACCCAGTACCTCCGAACCAAGTAGGTGCTGCTCGATCACCGAGAGTACTGCCTCCTGAATTTGGAATGGCATTACGGCAGTACTTGATGAATAGGCGTGTGTAATGGCACTCGAACGTCAACCACCCGAGGACCGGCAGGACCACTTGCCGATCAATCGCCCAGACTCGTTAGCGCGTCCGAGTTTCGATGCGAATGTGCTCGAAACCGAACGGACGAAGCGGTCTCCGTTTGCGGCGTTTACGTTTGTGGATGTGACGTTTGGCACAGCGAATACGGATTACATCATCTCGCACACACTGACAACACCAGACCCCGAGGTGATTCGCTGGTGGGTAATACAGAATGACACCGCTGGAGTGGTCTATCGGGACCCGTCAGCATCGGGTGTCGCCCCACGCAACTGGGGAGAGGGGTATGTCGTGTTGAAGTGTTCGGTGGCAAATGCCAATGTGCGGTTACTGTTGTTTGTGGAGCAGATATGAAGAAACTAGTGCTTGCCCTCATGCTATCAATGCTCTCTCTAAATGTGCATGCTCAGATTGATCCAACGAATACCTTTTCCGTTGGGCAGATCATTACGGCAAGTGGGATGAATACAAACTTTGTGGACCTAGGAGCGTCTGCACTCAATCGTGCATCTGGAGGAAATATCACAGGGAACATTACCGTCGCGGGTGGTATCACGATTGATGGTGCTGATGTCGGTGCTTATCTGGCGACCAATGTCTATGCACAGGATAGCGGTGCGGCAGGCGACCCCTCGTTTAGTTGGGTGGGGGACACCGATAACGGGATGTTCTTGGGTGGTACAAATATTGTGGACTTCGCCACCGCAGGGTCAGCACGGATGCGAATCGCCGCAGATGGCACCGTAGCGATTAACTCCACCTCTGCGAGTGCGTTGGATATTGCAGGAGGATTAAACGCAGGATCGGGGAATGTCGCAATCATCAGCGCAGCAGGGAAAATCCCTGCACTGCATGGGGATTTCTTCGCGGATACAGCGGTGGCCGCGAGCTTGCTGACAGGAACGGTGGCAACCGCGAGACTGGGATCAGGCACCGCGAGTAGTTCGACCTTCCTCCGAGGTGATGGGTCATGGCAAGCGGTGACAGCGGGTGTGGCAGGCAGTGATACCCAAGTGCAATATAACAATGGTGGAGCACTGGGTGGCGATTCAGGATTCACATTTAATGACTCTACGAATGCCGTGACCATTACCGGCACCGCCGCGAACTCCCTTGATATCGGTGGGGGACTGAACGCTGGAACCGGGAATGTTGGGGTGATTAACGCTGCCGGGAAAATCCCTGCGATTTCATCAACCTACTTCGCCAGTCTCGCATTGGCGGCATCAAACCTCACCGGGTGTTGCCGGGTGTTGCAGATTGTGGAAGGCACCACGACAACGGATGCGAACACTGCGAGTGGCACCTATGCGGACACAAACCTCACAGCCGCGATTACGCCAGCGAGCACGGATAACAAGATTCTTGTCATCGTGACACAGAATGGTGTGGTGGCCTATGACGTAGGGGGAGGAGGACCGTCAGCAACCGGGATGGATCTGAAGCTCCTTCGTGATGCAACGGATATCGGCCTGATCGTCGGTGATGGGGCAAACGCCTATGATAATGAGGGGTCAAGAACGGCAGCATTTGTCGAACTCGACTCGCCAAGCTCCACGAGTGCGTTGACATACAAAACCCAATATCGCGTAGCGGGTGGGGGAGATAGTGATAGTCGTGCTCGGGTGCAATTGAATAGTTCTGAAAGCAAAATCATCCTGATTGAAATCGGGTATTGAGGAATTTTGGAATGCGTTTAGACAAGATTGATAACCTCGAAGATGTGCGCCAATGGATTTATGGGCATGACGCACGGTCAGAGGAGCGGTGGGAATACCAAGGGAAAGCCAACGAGACTATTGACCAGAAGCTCGCCTCGATCAACATGCGCTTGAGTGCATTGGAACGTCGGGTGATTTGGATTTCGGCGGTGTTCTCGGCTGGTGGCGCAGCAGGAGGATCGTTCTTCTTTTAGACCATGGCTACTAGGATTGCTCTCAATATTGATCCATATCTGAAGTCCTGGCCGGTACAGGTGCGTCAGAAGCGGTTCGATGTACCGCCAGCTCCAGATCAAGGTCCGTTGGATCTTGAGTCGCTCTTAGCGGAACCTTTCAGGCCAGCGGAGGATGATCGCACACTCCTCAAACGAGGGGCGAATAACATAGCGGATTTCCTCTGGGGCACAACTCCAGAGGAAACGGTGTTTGGTGACCTTATGGGTGCGCTCATGGGCACCAACCTCATGGTCTCGGGTGCAGAACGCGCTGTACTCGATCCCGTCAGACGAGCATTGCTGAATAAAGAACTTACATCAGAGATCACGAAATATCTTACAGATGTGCCCTCACAGCAAGCGACCATGCTGAATCTTGTGAAGAGTCATCCAAGAACCGCTGCGCTGTTCAAGCTCCGTGGTGGGACGATTCGAGCTGCGGAACCGTCATCTACACGAGCGATTGCGGATTATTCACCCACTCTCGAACAAATCCGATTACATCCAGAGAAAGCTCTTGATGCGATAAGTACGGTTGATTGGCTTCGGGCAAAACTTGCTGCTGACCCGACTGCGATTACGTCGGCAGGAGTGCAGAGGTTGCCGGGGCAAGATAGAATCTGGCGGCATTTGACGAGGATTGGACGAACGGAGGGGGTCGCGACCCCATCTCCGATTACTCACGAGTTTGGTCATGTCGGGCAAGGAATCTCTGGAACGGGGCGAAGGAAGATCGAGGCCGCGAGAACAACGACCGGACGGAAGCAACTCACGGAAGTTGAGCTGGGTGCTCGCATTACCGAAGCGAATCAAACCTTACGCCGACGCTTGTCAGAGTATAACAAGTTCGCAAAAGGACAGGCTTCTGTGCCTACCGTGCGGGTTTCCCCCGCTGATCGGATGAAGCTCGCACAGCACCATGCGCTAACTGATCCGGGGTGGCTTACATATCTCTATGACTTACCTGAGAACGCACTTGTGCAAACGAAGTCTCTCCGTGGTGGACGGGCGTTCACTGCGAAAGAGATTCGAGAGTGGGCTGATACTGCGACTGGCCTTGGGCCAACAAAAACAGGCGGGGAGGTGGCATTGCCTCCCGACCGGCAGGATCTCTTTTCAGCAGTAATGGATTGGTTTGGGGACTAAAAGATGACCCCAACGATTGATACGCTCCTCGATGAAATCCTGGCCCGAGAGGGATCGAAGGATACCAATGATCCAAATGATTCGGGTGGGCGTACCAAATTTGGAATTAGCCAACGCTGGCACCCAGCTGCGTGGGAAGACGGACCACCCACACGCGAAGCGGCGAAGGAGATTTTCTTTAGTCTCTATGTGATGAAGCCTAAGTTGCATCTGGTTACCCCGGATTATCTCTTGGGACAGCTTGTGGATTATGCCGTGCTGAGTGGGCCACATCGAGCTATCGTCGCGTTGCAGCATATTGTGGATGTTTCCGAGGATGGGTTGCTGGGACCGATCACCTTGGGCGCACTAGCAGCACAGGAACCACGTACGGTGAATAACGCTATCGTAGATCGGCGTGTGTTGCTCATGACACGGTTAGTACAACAACGACCAAAAGACTTGGTGTGGCTCTATGGGTGGGTCTCTCGGGCACTGAAATTTAGGGTATAACTATGGCTCTAGGTAATGGATACGGTTTGGTGAACAGTACGGGTGGGATTAAGCGGTGGGATGATTACGATGACCCGAATGCCTCCCAGTCCCAACAGGCGAATAGGAATGCCCAAGGGGGGTGGGATACAAATAATGATACTTCCTCAGGCGACGGGTGGGTGGCACAACCGGCGCAAGCAGCACAGCCAGCGGCGGGTGGGCGGACAGACAATTGGTCGAACTTTACCCTGAGTGGTTATGATGATCCGGGTCGTGACCCAGGTGAGCAATATACTCCGCAGGCCCCAGAACCACAGCCAGCACCTCAACAGACCCCCGGAGGACGAGGGAGACACCCAGGACCATCTCCATCCGGTGATACCGCACTGTGGAATTGGTGGCAAAATTGGCAACGTAATGCGAATGACCCACGAGTTGAAGCGTGGTGGGGACGGTATGCGCCAACAGTATATGGAGATCATCCAACAAATATACAATGGCAACCTTCGGCAAATCCTGCGTGGTTTGCACAGCAAGCAATAGACCCTGCTTTCCAATCCACGAGAGACCACTGGCTTCGTAACTTACAACAAGGATGGCATCAGGGATTTCTTCATGATCGCGACCCCTATCAAGAAGGCTTAACCTACTATAAAGACCAAGGTGGTGCTGATTACAATTGGACTGGAACGCAGTGGCGCACGGGTGTGCCAACAGGGTATCACCTTGATCCTGAAACGAGTGAGCTTGCAGGCTATAAGGACTGGGCTAAAGAAAATAACATCGTTGGTCCGTGGACAGCAGGGCATGCTGACTTTGCCAGTTGGCGTGATGATGCCCAATTCCGCAATCAGTGGGCACAGAATACGTTAGCGGCATTTCAAGCGCGGGGCGGTGGTGGCGGAATCTATGCCGACCCACCAGATGGTATTAACGCCGAAGATTCTAAGTGGGACCAGTGGCTTCGTACCGATGGGGGGAGAGACCATACCTCAGCGAATATCTTAGGGTTTCTGCAAACGCACTATGGTGGTCAGTTCAACAAAACAGGGTTAGCCGCCGCACTCCCCATAATGCAATGGCTCTTTGGGAGTCATATCAAAATCGTTGGGTCTGGTGGCGATAAGATCGACTTCGGTCCCCCACTTGGTGTCGTAGACCTTATCCGAGATGTCAAAGGCGAGCATGGTGGCACGGCGTGGATTTGGTTACCGGATAAAGATAATACCAATCTCCATGGTGGGGGAGGTGGTCGCGGGGCGGCTGGGGCCGGTGGTGGGCAATATGGTGGTGGCCCCCCCGGAGGGTATCAGCCGGGTGCGGGGGGATGGCAACAAAATCCCTATGGCTCGGGGCAGGGTGGATGGTTTGATCCAACGCAGACTCCTGTAGTGAACTTTCCTGCACCGGGCGTCTCATCACAGTATGCTCCCGGAGCACCACCCGCAGATGGCTTGCCAACGTATGGTGGGTATCAGTTTACGAATGAAGGACTCCCGGTCTATCAGCAGTTTCAATATGACCCGAACATGACCTACCAAGCGGGACAGGTGGGGCAGTTTTCTCCACTGGATCAAAGTGGTCTCAATCAAGTGCAGCGCACTACGGTTCAGCAGATGTTGGAGAACCCCACACTCAGTGACCAAGTGCTCGCGCAGATGCGTGAACAGCACAAGGACACCGTGTTGAGTATGGGAGAACAACTAGGACAACAAGCAGCTCAACGTGCTGCCGCGCAAGGCACCTTTGGTGGGGGGCAATACGGAAGTAGTCTTGGTGACATTCAGAGATCGATGGCTGGGGATATTACAAAAGGCTATCGAGACCTGAATGTGCAAGCTGCCGACATCAACCGACAGGCACGGGAACGCGCACTTGGGTTATCGGAAGATGTGCTCGGTGGACAGACGAGCCGTGGCATCGCTGGGTATCAAACGGCGTTAGCTGGGCAGATGGCCCAGGAGGGGTTATATCAACAAGCGGCAGAATCGCTGCGAAATGCTCAAGTACTCAGCGCACAAGAGCACCAACGCGCCTATCAGAATCAACTCGCGAATCAGGCATGGCTTCGTGAAGGACAGCAGCTTCAGGCTGGTGAGGATCGCTATGCGTTTGGTACGGAACAGCAAGCCTCGCAGGATGCGTATCAACGCTATCTCTCCGGTGAAGAACTGCAACAGCGACAAGCGCAGCAGGAACTCGCTCGTTATCAAGCGTGGGCAAATCAGCAGGCCCAGCAACAGCAGATGGCGATTCAGATGTATCTCGGTCGTGGCGGTCTCGCGGCTGGACAGGATCAGCTCGCACTCCAGCAGATTGCGGAGCAGAACAGATATAACAAGTGGCAGTGGGAGAACTTCGGTAATTTATTAGGATAGGGATAGATACTCATGGCAAATGGTATCAATAACATGGTTCCAGCAACGCAAGCCTATTTTAATAGGTCCTCGAATCCATATAGGTCCTCGAATCCATATTCGGGTGCTGCCGCCTGGGGAAATCTCGCCAATGCCACTATGGGGGGTGCAGGCAACGACCGCTCCTTCGCAGAACGGTATATGCCGTATTTCCTCGGTGGTGCCCAATTAGGATTGGGAGCATATGGCGCATACAGAGGTGCTCAAGACCAACAAGAGCAGAATGCGCTGATGATGATGGAGAATCGGCGCGAGCAGATGAATCAATACCTCGCGGCGAAGGCGATGGCACAAGCGGATCTCTTCAAGGGATGGGATGCCGCAGCGGTGCAAAGTGCGGTGCAGGGTGTCGGTGCCACGCAGCTCGATCCCTACGCACGGAATCGATTTAAGTCGAGATTGCAGCTTGCGCGGCTGTTTGGAAATCAGGCAGGAGACTACTCCATTCAGCGTGGGCCACAAGGCTTAACGTCTGTCGGTGGGGCAAGTATTCCACTTGGTGGGCTTTCGCAATATATCCCTGCGATGTCGCCAGAGGAAATGGCAGAGGGGGCTTCGCGCTTTGATACGGCTGTTTCGGCATTGGTGCCAGCACAACGAGCGGAGTGGCAGCAGGGTGCGCTGGATGCCATCAATCAAATTCCCGGTAACCCCGACACGCTCTTCGATGACCCTGCGGGACAGTTGATGCAACAGCAGGCATTGAGAAACTTCTTGGGTGGAGGACAGGAGCAGCAGGAGGGGCGTGGCTTCTGGCGTAACTTCGCGAGGATTGCTGCTCCGATTGCTACGTTTGCGATACCGGGTGTCGGACCTATCGTTGGAGGAGCACTCGGTGCGTATGGCAACTCCCGGCCTGGAGAGTTTGGGTGGGGAAGTCTCGCAAAGGGTGCCGGAATGGGCTATGCCGGGGGTGCGCTTATGGGTGGGGTTACGGGAACGCCTTGGCGTGAGGCATTCAATCCAAACTTTGGAAATCTCGCGAGTGGTGATGCGTGGCGTAGCATGCCATTCACCTCGGCGTTTCGCAGTGCTGACGCAGGAGCGGTGTCACCCAGCGTTTTTACAGGTCCTCCAGACATGCGTGGTTGGCTCGGCGGTGGTACTTATGGGAGTGGAACTCCTACCTTCACTGGTGGCGGTGCTACGGCAAGATTCCGAACAGGTAACTAACTATGGCTTATTACGTTCGTCCCGGCGCAGGTGGTTGGGCATCAGTGGCATCGTATCTGTCCGGTGGTCTCGGGCAGATGAGAAATCAGCTTCAGGAAGATGCTCGGTATCAGGACATCAAGGCAGAGCGGGAAGCTGATCGCCTGTGGCGACAAGACCAAGCGAAACTCGATCAGGAGTTTCGGACCAGCCAGCTTACGATGGCTGAAGAGGCCGCAGAGGATAGGCGACAACGAGACTTGTTGGAGGATGCTCGCGCTACAGCGAGGAATCTCTCCATAGGACAGCCGGTCGATATCCCAGGTCTGAAGGAAACATATGGGGATGCCTTTCAAAAAGTCTTTGGGTCACTGGTTGGTACTCGGAGGGAGATGTTACCACCCGGCTCATCGGGGGTTCCGTGGTCAGATGCAGCACTAGCGGAACCGAACATCTGGCTCGGTGACGCAGACTCGCGGCTGGTGGCTGACCAGATGGCGCAGCGGTATGCTCAGGCGGCAGAAGCTACGAGGCAGTTTGGAGTGACCAGTGCCTTGTCACGAGACCGACTTGATGTTGATAAGTCCCTGCTTGAACTTAACCAAGCTAAGCAACTAAAAGACGAACTGGAGC